GCTGACCTCAGGGGCGCTGTCCTCACGGACGCTGACCTCAGGGGCGCTGTCCTCACGGACGCTGACCTCAGGGGCGCTGACCTCACGGACGCTGACCTCAGGGGCGCTGTCCTCACGGGCGCTGACCTCACGGACGCTGAACTCAGGGACGCTGACCTCACGGACGCTGACCTCAGGGACGCTGACCTCACGGACGCCGTCCTCTGGGGCGCTGACCTCACGGACGCTGAACTCAGGGACGCTGACCTCACGGACGCTGACCTCAGGGGCGCTGTCCTCACGGACGCTGACCTCAGGGGCGCTGACGCCGCCAAGCGGGCAACCAACGAGCAATCCATCGAAAGCCTGGACAAAGTACGCGCCATCGTCATGGACGACCGCGCACGCCTTGAAATGCGTCACTGGCATGGCGATGATGCATGGAAGGCTCGCACCTGCGCTGAAGAAACGCTCTGTGGCACGACTCATTGCATGGCCGGTTGGCTGCAAGTCTGCTCGACCGACCCGGAGATTCGCGGGATGGATACGCTGACTGCTGGCGTTCTGGCTGCGCCGGTCGCCACCAAGATGTTCTTCCGCGATGGCGAGACGGCCTTCAAGTGGCTGGAATCGCGCCAGTACGTCGAGGACATTGCAGAGCAGGAGCGCCGCTCGGCTGAACGCAAGGCGAGGAAGGCCGCAGGGGGGCAATCCTGAGCCGATCCAGGCCGAAGCCATCCAACCCCAGCCAGGCCGCCCCGCGCGGCCTTTTTCACGTCCGCGCCGATTCCTTGTGTGGGCTACCGCACGGAAAAGTTCACTCGCCGATGGAAGAAAATACATGTAATTTCATCAATTTAGCAATTGACATGCCCCGCAGAGCAGACGTTACACTTAGGTCGCGCGGCAAGGGGGGCACCCCTGATCGGGGTTCATCGCCCGTTCATGCCGCGCTCCTAAACGATGACCTGCCGATGGAGGTGCCCGAGTGGCAACAAAGCGCAAAGCGCTCAGCAAGAAAACCCGCTTCGACGTGTTCAAGCGGGACAAGTTCACTTGCCAATATTGCGGCGCCGTTCCGCCTGCAGTCCTGCTTCATGTCGATCACGTCCACCCGGTAGTCGAGGGCGGAGAGAACGACCAGGACAACCTAGTGACGGCCTGCGAGCCATGCAACCTTGGGAAGGGTGGCCGGCTTCTTTCCAGCGTTCCCCAGAGCCTCGCCAGCAAGGCCCGCGAGACGGCGGAGCGCGAAGCTCAGCTCCTCGGATATCAAGCCATCCTGAACGCGAAGCGAGAGAGGATCGAGGACGAGACATGGCGCGTCATTCAAACCCTGTGGCCCGGCAGCGACAACGTGTCGTCGTCGGATTACAAGTCCGTGCGGGTGTTCGTGGAGCGCTTGGGGCTCTACCCAACTTTGGAGGCCGCCGATACCGCGCGTGCGTCCCGCGCACCGTCGTACAGGCTGTTTCGATACTTCTGTGGCGTGTGCTGGAGCAAGCTCCGCGAGGCGAGCAAGTAATGGCCCGAATCAGGACGATCAAGCCAGAGTTTCCTCAGTCGGAAAGCATGGGCCGCGTAAGTCGCGATGCTCGACTGTGTTTCATCCAGCTTTGGACGCTCGCCGACGATGAGGGGAGGCTTCGAGGAAATTCGCGAATGCTCGCGAGCCTTCTTTTCCCCTACGACGATGACGCTCCGTCGCTGATTGACGGGTGGCTGGCGGAGCTTGAGGAGCAAGCTTCGATTCGTCGCTATCAGATCGACGGAACGAACTATGTTCAGGTTATCGAGTGGACGAAACACCAGAAGATCGACAAGCCTTCCCCCTCGAAGATCCCCCCAATCCCGGCCGATTTCGAGTCCACCGCCAAGACGTCATTTGATGGGTCTTCGATAATCCTCTCGAAAGCTCGCGAATCCTCGTTGGGGGATCAAGGATCAAGGATCAAGGATCAAGGAATGGATCAGGATCAAGGATCAAGGAAACCCCCGGCTGCGCCGTGGCTCATCGCGGACGACCTGATCTCTGATGGGCTGTCAGCAACAACCGCCGTCGATTTCATCGAGCACCGACGCGCCAAGCGCGCCAAGCTCACGCGCGCAGCTTGGGAGGGCTTCAAGCGCGAGGTACTCAAGGCTCCGGGCTGGACGAATGAGGCGGCGGCGCTGAAGGCCATTGCACGTAATTGGACGGCATTCGAGGCTTCCTGGGTCGCCGCCGAATCGCAGGGCGGTCGTCGCCACGCCTCTGCGCCCATGGACACCGCAACACGCAACGCCGAGGCCGCTCGGCTTCTCGGTTTCGATACCAATCTGGAGATCCTCGATGCACAGCAATGACCTCAACGCGTTCGGCGAGATACTCGACGCCGTCTGCTCGCTCCTGAGCCGCGGCGCCTATCAACCGAACCCGACGAACACCGCGCTATTTTTTCGCTCGCTGGCGCGCCACTCGCTGGCCGAAGTTCGAGCCGCATTCGATGCCCACGTCGCAGATCATCAGCGCGGCCGGTTCGTCCCCGTTCCGGCGGACATCCTAGCGCAACTCGACGGCATCGCGGCGGACGATGGTCGCCTCGGTTCAGAGGAGGCCTGGGCGCTCGCTATGCGCTCGACCGATGAGGGCGAGACGGTCGTTTGGACGGAGGAAATTGCCACGGCTCTGGGCATCTGCTTGCCGATCCTGTCGGCCGGTGACGAGGTTGGCGCCAGGATGGCATTCAAGGAAGCCTATGCGCGCCTCGTGGATGTCTCCAGGAACGAACGCAAGCCCCCTCGGTGGAGCCCGAGCCTAGGGCATGACCAGGAGCGGCGTCAGAAAGCCTTAGCTGCCGCCGCAGCGGCTGGCCTACTCGCCCGATCCGATGCTATTCCTCTCCCCGCCCCGCGCGAGTCGGTTCGGCTGCTTGGAAATGCGGCGGACTACGAAATTCCGGCCGAGGCGCGAGCTGGTCTTCTCGCCCTGCGCGATTGGCTGACGGCAAAGACCACAGAGGAAATCTCGCCGGACTTCAGCGCCAAGGTCGAGACGATGCTTGCGAAGAGTGTCGTGACAACTCAGGTTGAGCAATTCCTAGAGCGTGATAGCGGATTGACGCACTGAAACGATCATGCCGCGCCGCACCAAAGAAGAAATCGAGCGAGGCCGCCAGTGCAGCATACCGGGCTGCACCAGGCCCTGGGCCTCGACCTTCAACGGCCGGTTATGCGCTCTGCACAACAACCCGCCTGCGCCATCAATCCCGGTGCCGATGACCCCGCCAGTCAAGCCCTGGTGCGAAACCGAAAAGGATGAATGATGGCTACCCGAACTAGCGGAACCACCCGCGAGAAGGCATGCGAACTTGTTGCCGCACTCATGAAGGGCGACCGAACGACACTTGAGCTTGAGGGGATGGTGAGCATGCGGCCGCAGAACATCCGGCCCTGGCTGGACGCAATGCATGATGCCGGCCTGGTTCGGCGCGCGTCACTGCGCAAGGTAGGCGAGGGAATCAAGGGTGCGTTCCCCATCGTTTGGTCATGGCAGCGGGTGCCGTTCGAATTGGATGACTTTGCGCCATGAGCGAATACGAGCGAGGATTCATGGCTGGAGAAATCGATGCATGGAGAGGCCGAGGGAATGCGCTCCCGAAGGCCCCGGAGATCATCGGTGACCGTATGCGCGGCTACTGGGACGCCCGAATTCCGAGAAATCCGACATGGGCAATCCAGCGGCCAAAGTCGAAGATGCAGTGGGACGAGGCGCAAAACAAATATGTGGGGCCAGCATATGCCTGAACCGAAGACCGTAAAACTGATCGATGGCCGCGAGGTGCCGTCCGATTCGAAGGAATGGCGCAGCGAGTGCCTTGCTCGCGATAAGCACGTCCAGGCCATCCTTCGCATGGTCGGGCGGCAATACCGGGGCGCTCGTGAGGCGTACTGCGCGAACGTCGGCATGCGCGAGGGCGCCGAAGCTGAACGCAGGCTGCGCGAGCGCGTGCGGGCTGTGTGGCCGAAGGGGATGGACAAGTGAGCGAGAAGCAGACATTCATCCTCGCTCACCAGACGGCCCGAGCGCGCGCCATTGAGGCGATCAGGACGGCGCCGGATGGCCGCGTTGTGGTCATCAGCCAGCCTACCCGGAATCTGGCGCAAAACGCGCGCCTATGGGTGCTGCTGGAGGCCCTGTCCAGGCAAGTCGTTTGGCATGGGCAGACGCTCACATCCGAAGAATGGAAGGATGCATGCACCGCAGCCCTGAAGCGCCAGCGCGTGATCCCCGGAATCGATGGCGGATTCGTTGTCCTGGGCCAGCGCACCAGCCGCATGACGGTGGGTGAAATGGCGGAATTGCAGGAGTTCGTGGAAGCGTTCGGTGCTCAACAGGGCGTAGACTTCGAACAGGGAGTATCGGCATGATGACGATCAAAGACATGGAAATGGCCCGCACGGCTGTGGCGATCCTGAGGGCGCGCGACAAGCTGCCCTGGTGGGCATTCATCCGCCGCAACCGGCTCATGGAGCGCGCCAGGCGCATCGCGCTCGTGCTCCACGCGAGGGATATGCCATGAACGGCAAGCGCAGCGGATTCGCCGGCCAATGGCAGCCAAAAGAGGCGAAGCAAATCGAGGGTGAAATCACGCCTAGGCCCACGGCCACGCCGACCGCGATTCTGGAGGCGATGGCCGAACTCCCGGACGTGTTCCGCGTGAGTCTGCCTGCCCGCACTCCGAACTCGCCGCACGCCGAGGACGCTCGCGGCCACAAGATTCGGCAGAGCGCCCGCAACGAGGACTGCGATATCCGTATTGAGGGCGTCTGCAACTTCAACCGCGAGACAACCGTCTGGAGCCATTACCCGGGCTTGGCGGGCGGGCGCGGGATGGGGCTGAAGAGTCTCGATTTTGCGGGGTGCTATACCTGTTCCGCGTGCCATGACTGCGTTGATTTCAGGTCGCCTCCGCCGGAAGGTATGACGCGACAGGACATCATGATCCGCTGGCACGAAGCGCACTTGCGCTCGCTGGTCAAGCTGCACACAAAGGGACTGATTTAGCGAAAACCGCTTGACAAGACGGGATCGCCACGACGATACTGTAATCACTGAGCGCGAAGGGGCCGGCAGACTGAAAAGTGAGATAGGGCTGCCGGAGAACTCGCCATCCTAACTAGCGTCAGTAATAGCTCACGAGAACAGAACGTGCGCGGCCGGCGAGCGAGACTAGCCGGCGACACTGATCCCATCGATAAGGGGATCACGAACAACCACCGGAGAAACCATGAACATCGTCCCCGATTACATCGCCCCCATCCGCCTTCTCTCGGGTCATCACGGCGACATCGGTGCCACGGGGCGGGGATGCTTTATGGATGTCATCGCCTACCTGAACGGCGAATCGCAGATCACCGATCATTCGCCGTGCGTGCGCATCACCGTGCGGCCGATGGCGATCAAACTCAATGACTTTGGCAACGACGAGCAGCGACAGCGCCTGCTTCCTTTTGTCATGCGCGCCATGGGCAGTGCGACGATGAACAAGGAAGTGCTGAACCGCGACCGGGCACGCCTTCGCCAGCACGGCACCGAATGTCAGGAAATCATCAACGCATGGCGCACCGAACTGAAGAACGCCGACGCCGACGCCGACGCCGACGCCATCGCCATCGCCATCTCCATCTCCATCTCCATCTCCATCTCCATCGCCATCGCCGACGCCTACGCCTACGCCATCCCCGACGCCGACGCCGACGCCATCGCCGACGCCATCGCCGACGCCTACGCCGACGCCGACGCCATCGCCGACGCCTACGCCGACGCCTACGCCGACGCCGACGCCTACGCCTACGCCGACCCCTACGCCTACGCCAAGAAGAAGGCGATGGAATTCATCGGCCCGAAGTGCGACGAGTTGAAGGCAAAGCTGTTCGACGCCGGCCTCCGCTACCTCGATGACGTACTGCCGCAAGCGGATGCGCCGACCAGCGCCATCATGGAGCGTGCGGCCACGCTGTGCTCGCTGGCGGCGGCATAAGATCGAAGTCCGGCGCAAGCCGGGCCTTCAAGTCTTGAACTCTAGACGGCGAAAGCGGCAGACGTGCTGCAAATGCCGAGACAAATGCACCGGCCGAGCAGCTCACCTGACGGTACGACATGGGTTCAAGACTTGAGGGAATGCGCAGGCTGATGCGATGCAGTCCAGGGCCTCTTCGGAGCCACCCGATGGCGGTTCGGTATTTCAACCGGCCGCAGGTAGACCGTGAAAATGCCGGGCATCAGCACCGGCCCCTCTTCGATCAGGCGGGTTCGATTCCCGCTCGCTTGCCGAGATTTGGTGAAGGACGAGGTTCGATCCCTCGACTGGGCGCAAGCCCTTCGGTAGTTCTCTGACGGGCAGAGAGGCATGGCAGGGAGGAAAGACTCCCCTGAACGACTGAGGCGGCAACATTCAACCAACGACAACCACCATGAACAAGCAACAATCCCAAGCCTTCGCATCCGTCCTGTGTCGCGTGGTGGACTACTGGCACACACGGGCCACCGCCGAGCAGAATGCCCAAACTGCTCACGTCGGCTCGCCTGAGGCGGAGAGAATCATCGCCGGCCTGAAAGATTCCGAAAGCCATGTTGCGCAAGCCCTGGAGGCCGTCAACCTCGACGCCGAGGACGAAAGCGGCGAACCGCATCATGTGGGCTGACATGGCAACGTACAAAGTCGCTGAACTCACGGGCCCCTTGCTGGACGGGGCTGTAGCCATGGCGGAAGGGCTAACCTTCGACAACATCCACGGGAAATGGTGCCTCGCCCTGGATGAGGCGGATGACGAGATGCGCGTCTACGAGCCTTCTCAGGATTGGGAACTCGGCGGCCCCATCCTTCAAAAAGCTCGGATCGGACTCCAGCACCACTCATTCAGCCTATCAGGACGAATCGAGCATTCGGTGGATGCCTCCATCAGCGGATGTCGCCCCATGGCCGGCCCTACGCCCCTCATCGCAGCTATGCGAGCCTACGTCGCCAGCAGGCTCGGCGATACCGTAGAACTGCCATGAAAAGCCTCGACGTAGTCCTGTCGCGCCCCGGCATCTACGCCGTGGTAACGCCTCACGTCCTCGGATTCGTTGAGGTTGACGCCGCCGGCAAGTGCTTCCAACTGGAACTCGCCAGCGGAACCTACGCCCGCGATGGCGAACTCCGGGCGGGCGGCTGGAATATTGACGCCATCCTGTCCATCGAAGGCCCGTTCGGGCGTCTGTCATGAACCTCCGCCAGCACAAGCGCCGCACGCTCGCAGCCATGCTTCGCCGCGAATTCGCACTGCGGCAGTGCCGCCGCGCCACCAGGCGCATGATGATCCGAGAAATCGAGAAGTTCCCATCTGTCCCGCCGGTCGATCAACTATGGCCGCTCGGAATCACTAAGGCCGAGCCTTTCACCGCCTACGATAACGGTGTCATGGGCGATCTCCTGCACCAAGCCTTCAGCGGCCCCGCATTCGAGCGCGCAGCCGTCAAGGCACTCCAAGCGTACTACGAACTATGAGCATCAGCCTCCGCACCCACAAGCGCCGGGCCTGCGCCGGGATGACTCGCAGGATCGACCTCGCAATCTACGGGATGCGCAAGCGCCCCGGACTGCGCGTTTGGGTGGGATGGCAGCGCTCAGTTGATCGCTTCACAGGCGCCACCCGTTGGAGCGCATGCAGCATCACCCGCAGCCGCATCTAGGCTCCCAGGCCACTCAGCCATAGAATAGGCCATGGGCCGCAAAGCAAAGCTGACTCCGCAGCAGATCAAGCACTACCAGGATCGACACCTCGCAGGGGAGTCCATCCGCTCGCTCGCCAAAGAGGCGAAAGTTTCGGAAGTAACCCTGCGCGGAAACATCGGAAATTCCGCCCGACAAATAAAAGCTGTTGCAAATCAAATAGTTGCAACAGATATCGCGTTGAAAGCCCTCCCGATTTCTTCGCAGGTCGCTGCTCAAGACCATGCTGCGCGGATTCAAAGGATGCGCGCAAACCTCGCGACCGGGTTTGAAATGCTGTCTGGAAACTTCATGCGCCTTGCATCCATGTCCCAGACTGAGCTTTCAAAGGTTGACGAGACGGCGATGCTTGAGGAAAAGACCATCGAGCGGTTGAAGTCGGTTTCTAGACTTACCCGGATGGCAAATGATTCTGTAGAGGCCCCCATGAGAATGGCATCCGCCATCGAATCCATGGGTGAATCCGGCGAGCGCGAAGGCGTTGATATTCGCGGCGGGATGCCAGACTAGGGAAAGACTGCGCTATACTGGCGCATGGCCGAACTAATCACATTCGATCAAGCGCATCGACTTCTTACATACGATCCCGACGAGGGGTTGTTTACCTGGCGAGAGTCGCGCGGAGGTGAGGCGGCAGGTTCAAAAGCCGGGGGCGCATTCATCCATACCAGGGCCGGCACGGGCGGTAGCGCGGTGGATGTATGGCTCTACCTGATCGGCATCAACTACCGCCTATATCGGGGCCACCGATTGGCGTGGTTCATGACCTACGGAGAATGGCCGCCCCTAGTGGATCATCGAGACGGCGACCCGCTGAACAACCGACTGGACAATCTGCGCCCAGCTACCCGGCGAATGAACTCTCAGAACATGCGGCGCGCCATGCCTAAGAACTCGACAGGCCTGCTTGGTGCCGGCGTTGATATCGAGCGCGGTGGGTTCAAGTCGGAAATCAAACTACCGAACGGAACGCGGAAGTTCCTTGGCCGATTCGAGACCGCCATCCAGGCGCACGAGGCCTACATTGAAGCGAAGCGGCTTCTCCACGAAGGGTGCACCATCTAATGCCTACCGTCGTTCTTCCCACGCTCCACGCCGGCCAGGTGGACATTTTTGAAAGGAGGAGTCGGCTCAACATAGTATGTTGCGGCCGACGAATATGATGGGGCAAAACCAAGCTCCTGACCTGTCTCGCAGGCAACGCTGCAGCCAAGGGTCGCAAGGTCGGAATCTTCACGCCTGAGCACAAGCAGTGGGCCGAACCCTGGGATGAGCTGTACGAAATGCTCCTGCCCATCAAGCGGATCGCGGCGAAGAATGACGCCAAGATGCGCACCACGACGGGCGGTTTCCTGGACTTCTGGGCGACCACGGACAACCACCTGGCCGGCCGGGGGCGCGAGTATCACATGGGCCTGATGGATGAGGCCGCGTTCTCCAAGGACGGCCAGATGCTGGAAATCTGGCGCCGTTCGATCAAGCCTACCCTCCTGACCACGCGCGGGACATTCTGGCTGTTCTCGACGCCGAACGGGGTGAACCCGGATAACTTCTTCTATCAGGCGTGGCACGACCCCGAACTAGGGTTCAAGCAATTCCACGCCCCGACCTCGACCAATCCCTACGTCCCACCCGACGAGTTGGAGGCCGAGCGCATGAAGGTGCATCCGCTCGTCTGGAAACAGGAGTTCGCCGCCGAGTTTGTGAGCTGGGATTCAGCTACATTCTTCAAAGCTGAATACTTCCTTGACGAAGACAAGATGCCGGTGGGCTATCCCACGAAGTGCGATGCCGTATTCGCCATCATGGATTGCGCCGCGAAGTCGGGCACGAACAACGATGCGACGGGCGTCCTGTATTGCTCCGTCAGCCGATACCACGGCCACAAAATGGTGTGGCTCGACTATGAAATGCACAGCATCGACGCAGCCATGCTGGAGAGCCTGGCGCCGAAGGTTCTGGCCCGCTGCGAGGAGCTTGCAAAGCAATGCGGCGCCCGTAGTGGATCGCTGGGCATCTTCGCTGAGGACGCGGCTGGGGGCATCGTCCTGATCCAGCAGGCCAAGTCCAAGGGCTGGCCTATCCAGGCGATCCCCTCCGACCTCATGATGAAGGGCAAGGATGAGCGCGCGCTGATCGCGGGCGGCCCAGCCTACCGCGGTGAGGCGAAGATCAGCCGCCATGCCCTGGAAAAGCTGGTGGAGTGGAAGGGCCGCACCGAGAATCACCTCATGAACCAGATAACCCGCTTCCGCATCGGCGACAAGGACGCCTACAAGCGCGAGGATGACTTACTTGACTGTGCGACGTATTCAATTGCCCTGGCGCTGGCAGAATCCTCCGCCCTAGGCTAGCCCAGCCATTCCTGCGAGAATCCACGCCATGAGCATGATTTCGATTTCCAGCGCAACTAGCGTTACCTCCGGGCTGATGGATATTCTGTGCGCGGACGAAATTGTGCCGGGTTCGATCCCCGGATACTCCACCTGCAAGCTGTTGTGGACTTGCCACATTCTTGGCGGCAAGGTGGTCGAAAAACCGGTGGCCCTTGCCATCGGCGAACCCCGAAAGATCAATGTCCCGGGCGCGCTAGAAGAGGTTCTGGTGAAGGCGTTCACCGACGAGCACGAGCGCCTGGGCGTAGACAACCACGTCCGCGACGTCATGCACCTGTCGCGCGCCTATGGGGCCGGTGCCGTGGCCTTTGGCCTGCCGGACGTGCCCACGGACAAGCCGATTGACCTGTTCAGTCTGGCGAGCCAGCCCGATCTGTATTTCAACACGTTCGACCCGCTGAACCTGTCGGGCTCCATCGTCACGAACCAGAACCCGAACGCGCCGGACTTCCAGAAGCCGAATCAGGACATTACGGCGGCCGGGCAGCCGTACCATTCGAGCCGCACGCGCACGGTGTTCCACGGCACCCCGGTCTACCTCGACTACCAGTCGTCCAGCTTCAGCTTCTCGGGCCGCTCGATTTTCCTGCGCGCGCTGTACCCGATGAAGTCGTACATCAACACCATGATCCAGAACGACATGGTGGCGTCCAAGGCGGGCCTGCTCATCGAGAAGGTGCAGCAAAACGGCAGCATCGTCTCAAATCTCATGGACAAGGCGACCGGCCGCAAGCGCAACCTGCTCAAGGAGGGCGGCAACAATCAGGTTCTGTCCATCGGCCAGAATGACGCCATCGAGTCGCTGAACCTACAGAACATCGATGGCGCGCTGACCATGGCGCGGGACAACATCATCGCCGACATTGCGGCGGCCACGGACGTGCCAGCGATCCTCATCAAGGATGAGAGCTTCGCCAAGGGCCTCGCCAGCGGCGATCAAGACATGATGGCCGTGGTGCAGACGATCAGTGCCATCCGCACGCAGACGAACCCGCTCTACGAGTTCTTCGACAAGATCACCATGCACCGGGCGTGGAACCCGGAATTCTTTGCTGCGCTGCAAAACGCCTACCCGGAAGAACTGGCCGGCAAAGACTACAAAACGTGGTTCTTCGCGACATGCGACCTGTTCGCCAGCGAGTGGCCCGACCTCATCAAAGAAGAGGAATCGGTCAAGACCGAGCGCAATGCGAAGAAACTCAAGGCGATGACTGATGTTCTGAATGCGCTCGCTCCCGTCGTCGACCCCGTCAATCGGGCAAACGTCGTACAATGGTTTGCAGAAGCTCTATCCGGCATGGATGAGCTATTCACAAACTCATTGATCATTGACTATGACGCGCTCGCAGAATACGTCCCACCAACTCCCGCAGCCCCCGGTGATGAAGACGGCGATTCCTCAGACAAAGGCGGGTAAAACATGCAGTAGTTGCGGAATCCTCAAGCTATTTTCCGAGTTTCGCAAGAGGGCCGAGCTAAAGGATGGTCACCACAGCCATTGTCGACAGTGCTCAAGCGAGCGGCAGTATGCGCGAAATCATGACCCTGAAAGGGTGGATGCCAACAGGGAGCGCTGGCGAACAAGGGCGAAGATTCAATGGGATAAAGACCCAGCGGCGGTACGCGAAAGGCAGCGTGAGTACCGGATGACACCAAGGGGTGCCGCGATGCAGAAAGAATCGCATATGCGCTGGTATGACGGAGGCGGGAAAATATGGGTGCTGGCGTCAAATGCCATGCGTCGCGGGATGGTTCTGCAGCAGACACCGGCATGGGCTGACCCAAAGAAGATGCTTGAATACTACAAGGAGGCAGCTCGACTCACCCAGGAAACAGGGGTTCGTCACGAGGTGGATCACATCGTTCCGATCAATGGCGCCAGTGTTCGCGGCCTTCACGTCCAAGACAATCTTCGGGTGATCACACGATCCGAGAACCGCAGCAAGAGGAATCGCATGGATGAGGCGCTTCATGGCGACTAAGGCGCCGACCTTCTACCAGGAGGTGAGCGCAGCAATTTCGCACTTCCAGGCGTTCGGCTTCACCTCGCA